TTGCCATCAGAAGACTTACTCTTGCCAAACCAGTCACGCAGAGAAGAATCACCACTTTTAGACTCACTCATCCCTCCGCCGTTACCATTACCATTACCATTTCCACCATTACCATTTCCGTTACCATTGAGTGGTTTATCAATGCCAACTTCTTCTGGTTCTTTTCCACTACCAGAAAATCTTGCAGTCACCCTCATCCCCTTAGAAATGGGTTTACATACTTTATCGGTGTAGCAGTAATAATATCCTGCTTTACATTTGCCGCTCTTAGACATTCAACTGAGTGGATATTCTTTATTATTTATCAACCGTCAAGTGCTACAGTAAGACCAAGAGACATACCTGGGAGTGATGTCCAAGAAGTTCCATCATAGAACTCCATTTTCTTTGTTGTCGTATTGTATATCATTGCTCCTTCATTGAAAGTAGCAGCATCTCTTGCAGTAGTTGTATATTGTGGCATGTAGAATGCCGTTCCAACTGTCGCAATACCAGATACGTTCCAATTTCTAGCGGTTGCCTCATCATATGTAATATCACCAGTAACATTTAAGTTGCCGCTTAATGTTAAATTAACTCCTGTTGCATTTTCTGCTAATTCAGATGCAGCTCCACCACCGACTGCTGTGCTGGCAATGCCAACCCACTTGGACCCATTATAAATGAGAAGTTTTCCTTGACCAGTCGTTCGATCAAAAGTGACATCATCAAGGTCATGCATGACCCCAGCACCGCCTCCACCAATGGTGGCAATTTGCTGTTGGATTCTATTGATGAATGTTCTGTAATGATTTTGAAACTGCTCTAGAGTTATAAATTTCTGATCTAGAGGAGTTAATGGATCAGAGGAATTATTTGTTGATGGATCTCCAGGTAAAGTTGGATTATCCTCAGTTAAGAGTTTCTGTTCGTTTATCTCTGCGATAGTCTCTTCGAGATAATTAATTTTTTCGACTAACTCTTTATTTTTTTCCTCTAACTTATCTAACTGAAGTCTTTCAAGAACCTCTTTAATTTCTTCCTGAATGTTCTCAATATGTTCATTCTGCTTTTTAATATGCGTCTCATTAATGGTAAGGTCCATCTCAAGACCTTTCATCTGCTCAGAGATGTTGTTTCTAAATTTACCTACCTCTGTTTTAAGACTAGCATGATATGTTTCATTAGAATTAATTAAAACACTTTGAATTTCTCTAAGATCCTCTTGAACAGTCTCTTCTAAGAAATTAAATCTTTTATAATATTTTTCAATATCTTTGGAATAATTTTCTAATTTTTCATTCTCACTGATTTCTCTTTTCTTAAAATCCTTATAGAGATTTTGATATGTCTTAGAAATTGAATCAATCTCTTCTTTATATTCATCAATTACTGTCTGTAATTCTCCTATCTTTTCCGCAGTTTTTTCAGTTACATCTCCAGAAATAAAATCTACTTTTTCCGATAAAGAGTTTACCTTTGCGAGAACTTCTTCTTCCAGTTCTTTTACTTCTTGCTCAGACTTGAGTTTAGTTTCAATTAAAAGATTATTGTACTTGGGTATTTCAGTTTCTGTAAATACCTTTACTTTTGCGTTGAGATTTTCAATAGTTTCTTTGTAAGAGTCTATCGCATTCTTGATAGTCTCTTCAGTTTTTAATTCTGTTTCAGTAAAAAACTTTCTGTACTTTGGAAGTTCTTTTTCTACTAAATTCTTTACTTCCTTAGTATTTTTTCTAAAATCTCCCTTGACTTCAGAAATAACATTAGTGTTGAGTTTTTCAACCTCAGATAAAGCAGTTGTAACTTCTTTGTTTACATCTGCTCTAATAGTAACTAAATTTTCTTCTACCTTATTCTTAAACTGTCCAAATCTATCGTCAACTCTAACCTCAGACTCTGAGATTAATTTCTTGTACTTTGGTACATCAATACTCAGAAATCCTTCGACGGAAGTTGACAGACCTTTAAAATCTTCTTTAATCTGGTCAACTGTTTCGCCGTTGATAGAGGAGATTTTAGATTCAATCTTTGATATTGATTCTTCTACAAAAAGAAGTTGTGCCATCATGGCACTATCTAAATCTTCTTGCTTGAGTAAACTTTTTATCTCATCTTTTATAGTATCTACTTCAATAGATACGTTCTCTACCTTTTCTAAGTTTTCTCTGAAACTATCAAAGGTGGAAGTAAAATCAGATAATGATTGAATATAATTTAAATTTACTTTGAACGCATCAAATGCTTCTGAAACCTGTTCAATCTTTTCTGGAGACGCAGCAATATACTCCTCTTTTACTTCATCAAGAGGAGTTTTTTTAGTATTTCCAAAAAAATCTGAAGGCTTCTTTAATGCCACTGTTAATATATCTCCTGTATTTTATTATTTATTGTCCTCTTTTAATCCATGTTTGAGCATCTTTGCTAGTTCTGCAGTAGATCCAACAAACAATGCATTATTGACGGTTGATGGTCCCTTAGTCTGTTTCTCTTCTTCTACCTCTTTAAGTTTCTTCTGCAAATCTAATAATTTATCTGTTGCATCAGCAACGTTCTTAATTAACTGACCTGCAACTTCATATGCTCTAGGCATTTCGCTTTCTTGAGCGAGTTCTAGAACACCATTTAATGCCTCTTGTCCTTTTTCGATTATACTATATAGATTCCCTCTAGTGTACTCATAATCCTTTTTTATATCATCCGATCCAGGTTTTACATTATCTAACTCTTTTTTAACAACTTCAGCCTTTACAATTTCGTCCGAAACATTAAAGGTATCGTTTAATTCGTCAAAGTTTTTAGTCATCAAATAAATCCACCATCAAATCCAAAGTTATCGCCTGGTTCAATCAGAGCACTATCTACTCCGATTGTACCAACACTTGGCAGAGTTGTTTCTGTATAGTCAATTCCTTTAACTTCTGATCCAGCAACATGTTTTTCTGCTTTTGTGTTATCTCTTCCTCTATCAACAGTAATTTTATTACCAGTCTTTGATCTAACAAAGAGTTCTTCATCTCCAATAAAGATGTACTTATCTGCTTTGATTCCAGAAGCATCTGCAACTTCAAATGTTTTTGCTGTTGCACTAATATCTGCTGCCAGTGTAGTGACAACATTATCAGTGTAAGACTTGAGTGCTCTTGCGGTAGCAGAATAAGTAACCTCTCTTCTTGTATTGGTAGTGTCTGTTCCAGTGAGGTAACTGACAGTGGACCTCTTGATGATATCCTTGGATGCAGACTTGGTAGGTCCGAACAGATATGTCTTTGCAGTAAATCTTAAAGTGTAATATAAGACTCTTCTAGTGGTAAAGTCTCCCTCATAATCATCTTGCATTGTGACACTTTCTAGCACAATGGGAACATCTCTTTTCTCCTTGATTTGATCAACCAATTCAATAGAAAGATTATATGCTGGTTGAAAATATGGCAAAATTTGCTCTACAATTTGAAGTGCATCATCATTTAATTTAGTATAGATGCTTAACTCAAATGCCATGTTGTAGGGAACTGGCATGTATGATTTGCGTGTCTCAGTTCCATCATCTTTGTCTTTTGCGATGAATGTCTGAGTGGTAGTTACTTTTCTGCTGGGATCGTAAGTAAGTCCAGTAAACTCAAAGGACATTCTTGGCAATGTGATTGCCATGGGTTTATTCAAATCTGGTGACTGCTCAATTCTAGCTAAAAACTTTTGAGTAGGACCATATGCCAAAGGAATTCTTACAACGGAATTATCCTGCTGAATCTCCATAGAATTAAACAGAGTTCCAAAACCAATAATGGTTTTTCTCAGAATCTCGTTGTAAAAGTATTCAAACATGATTAAACTTTAGACTATTACCTGCAGTAAAACTATTTAGGGTATTCCGAAAGGATTATGTTCGCTGAAGTCTAATATAGCATCAGCAGCTGTCTCAATATCAAAGTTATCTGCATATGGGTCATTATCAATAGTTTTGTCTATAGTTCTCAGAACTCTAGTAGCACCAGAGGTTGATCCAGTTAAAGTTTCTCCTGCAGAGAATCTTCCAGAAACATTTGCAACTTCAAGAACATTAGTATCAGCATCCCAGGATCTAACTCTTGCAGTTGTGTTGCTAGTAGATCCAGTTATTATCTCATTAAATGCAAAGTTGCCTATATTTGTTCCTGAAATAGGTGCAGCAATGGAAATCGTAGGAGCAACAGAATATCCAACACCTGCATTTGTTAATTGAATACTTGTTATTGTTCCCGCAGCACTTACTGTAGAAACTGCAGATGCTCCAGCAGTGGCTACTCCCGCCTTAAATATTTCATTCGTAAATGTAATTACTGGATTGTCAATATATCCTCCACCAGCATTTGTAACTGTGACTACACCAACAATATCATCTCCAATAGTTGCTGTCGCCGCAGCACCAGCACCTGTTCCATCAGTAGTTCTGAATGTTACCGAAGGTGCAACTGTATATCCTGATCCAGGATTAACAACATTAACTGTTTGCACAGACTGCAATCTTGCATTTGCATTGAGATTGCAAACATTAATACCACCAATCATTGTTGCAATACCAACAGAAGTCACTCCACCCGAGGGTGCTGAAGAAACCCCAACAATAGGAA